GTTTGATGACAAAACTAACGTCCATAAGCGGCGGCAAGAAGGATATGATCTCGTTCGTGCAGAGGAATATCCAGGTTATACAGGTCCAGTTGTAGATGAGGGGCGAAACGCAGGCATCATAGGTGTTGGCGGTTTAGTATTAGCTCGTATTCCGCAAGAGTTGGCAGATCAACGCAATCAGCACTACCAGAAGACTACACAAAATCAGATGGATGCTGTTGATCGTGATTGGATGCGCGAAAATAACCCTGCGATGCCAAAAATGGCACCACAACGTAAATCAAGTGTGAGTTTCGGCTCACGACCTAAATCTGATGGAGATTAAAGATGGCGAATTTAGACGCACCTTTTGGCCTTCGTCCTGCTCGTACAAGTATAAGCTCTCAACAGCAAAATCGTTACCGAATTGCTGCAAACTATAACACCTCTATTTTTCAGGGTGATCTAGTTGCAATGGTAACTGGTGGCGGTATTGAGAGAGTTGCGGCAGGTGGTTCAGGATTTATTCTAGGCGTTTTTAACGGCTGTGAATATACTGATCCAAGCACAGGAAAGCCAAGATTTTCAAACCACTATCCTGCAAGCACAAATGCGGCTGATATCATGGCTAACGTGATTGATGATCCAAATGCAGTGTTTGAAGTTCAAGCTGATGCTGCATTTCCAGTAACAGACTTGGCAGGTAACTACGATATTCTAGCAACAGCAGGAGATACCGTATCTGGTACTTCTCGCATTGAGTTAGAAGTAGGAACTGCGGATAGTACGGTAGCAACCCTACCACTAAAAGCAATCGATATTTCTCAAGATCCTGAGAATAGCGATGCATCATCGGCAAATACAAATGTAATTGTCAAAATTAACAACCACCTGTTCAGTGCTGGCACTGCGGGTCTAGCATAAGGAGACTGAGTTATGGCTATTTCAAGATCCCAGCTCGTCAAAGAGCTAGAACCTGGGCTTAACGCTTTGTTTGGTATAGAGTATGAACGTTACGAAGGTGAACATGCAGAAATCTATGACACAGAGGCATCTGATCGTGCTTTTGAAGAAGAGGTAATGCTTGTTGGCTTTGGTAATGCCCCAACCAAAAGCGAAGGTGCAGGTGTACAATTCGATAATGCAAATGAAGCGTTTACTGCTCGTTATTCACACGAAACAGTAGCTCTTGCTTTCGCATTAACGGAAGAAGCTGTTGAAGATAATCTGTATGACCGCCTTGGCGCTCGTTATACAAAAGCATTAGCTCGTTCAATGGCGCACACGAAGCAAATCAAAGCAGCATCTGTTTTAAACAATGCGTTTGATGCAAACTTTACTGGCGGTGACGGTGTTGAGCTATGTTCAACCGTGCACCCACTATCTGGTGGTGGTACGTTCCGTAATGAGTTAGCAACTGCTTCTGACCTCAACGAAACTTCACTTGAGAATGCTCTTATTGACATCTCAACATTCGTTGATGAACGTAATATGATTGTCGCAATGCGTGGCACTAAGTTGATTATTCCACCACAACTGCAATTTATTGCAGATCGTTTGTTGGAATCAACTCTTCGTGTTGGTACTGCTGATAATGATGTTAATGCAATCCGTAACATGGGTATGTTACCAGAAGGTTACACTGTTAACCATTTCTTGACAGACCCAGATGCGTTCTTCATTAAAACAGACGCTCCAAATGGCTTTAAGCACTTTGAGCGTTCTCCAATGAGAACAAATATGGAAGCAGATTTTGATACAGGAAACATGAGATTCAAAGCTCGTGAGCGTTATAGCTTTGGCTTTAGCGACCCACGTTGCGTATTTGGTTCCCCTGGAGCATAATTTGTGTTAAGATAGAGTATTAACATTTTTCATGTTTTTACTCCTTAAACTTAGAGGCGGCGCGAGTCGCCTCTTTCTTTTAGTATTCTATCTGTTCTGTTGGGTTTAATTGAACGTTAGTTGTAATAGTAATTCTTGGTTTATCTGTAGGCACAGTAAAATGTTGAAGCCATGCAGGAAAAATCACAAACGATCCAGTTGAGGCATCTAATGTTACCTTTTCATGGTCTTTAAAAAAATCAAATATATAATTAAGATTAGTATATTTTGTTTCTGCACCGTATCGGTTTATAAAAAAAGTTTTTCCCGCAGGTTCTGGTTGATAAGGAAGTTCATAGTAATATATGCAACTAAATGTTATGTCTCGAAAAGCATGGTCGTGTGTCTCTTGAAAGTGTCCGACCTCGTATTGGTTTATCCATGTAGAGCCAATTTTTATTTCAAAGTTTCGCATAGGTCTTAAAAGTTCAAAGAAACTATCAAAATGTGGGCGCAAAAAGTTAATGTATTGTTCCCAAGGAAGTTCAGAATTCTTGGTATTTCTAATTGAACTTTTTTGTTTACTTAAACGAAAAGCGTTTTCATCCATAATCTCGTCATTAATATGCGGATCTAATAATCTTTTAATCTCGCTTTGATCTGACGCATCAAGTTTTCTATGATAAATAGGTGTAGGCCAAACTACAATACTTTGATCTTTTTCCATGTTTTTCTCCCTAATTAATGTTTTGATTTTATATAATTAAGATTAAAAACACTATCTCTTTCTTTTTGTTAAATATGTGGTATTGTGTGGTTATCCCTGACAGCGGCATTGGGCTGCTGACACAACCCAAGACAGGAGATTGACATGGGTATTACTACTTTTTCTGGCCCTATAAAGGCAGGAACAATCAAAAATACAACAGGAACAACTCTTGGTTCTGACATTGCAAATGTCGGTCAAGTTGTTATGGCACAAACATTTTCAGCAGATTTATCTGGCGGTGCATTAGCCGCGTCTGTTACAAACGTTGTTATTCCTGCAAACTCTCAGATAATTGACTGTGTTATTGATGTTATTACTGCTGCCAACGCAACAACAAATTTGAGCATCGGTGATACTGTAGGTGGCGCTGCTACTATTTTAAACACGTTTGCAAGCGGAACAACTGCGGGTCGTAAATATCCAACTACAGAAGCAGGCGCTGCATTAGCTTGGCAAGACACAGGAACAGCGGATATTCGTTTGACTGTTACTGCTTCTGCCGCAACAAATGCGGGTTTAGTTCGTTTTACAATTCTGTATCAGCAAAACAATAACCTAGCGTAATAGGAGGCTAGTATGGCAGGTCCAGTACAAGCATTTAATCATACACAAGGAAGTGCTGCGGCTGTTGTTGGTCCTGCACGTTCACGCATTCGTCAAGTTGTAATATTTGCAGACGCGGCAGGAGCGTTTACAATTAAAGATGGAAGCGGTTCAGGTGCTACGTTACTTACACAAACATTTCCAACAGGTTATCATCAAATAAACATTCCAGATGATGGAATACTTGCCACAAGTGGTGCGTATGTTAGTGCGTTTACAGGAAGTAGCAATCAATTGACGCTCTTTCTGTCTTAAAGGTGCAACATGGCTCGTAAAAGAGACAAAATGCCTGCAAGAAACAAAAAGAATTTCCGCTCCACTAAATCTGGGGCGGGAATGACTAAGGCAGGTGTCGCTTCTTATAGGCGAAAAAACCCAGGATCAAAGTTAAAAACAGCGGTAACTGGCAAAGTAAAGCCTGGAAGTAAAGCTGCAAAAAGGCGTAAGTCATTTTGCGCTCGTTCCGCAGGTCAAATGAAGAAATTTCCAAAAGCAGCTAAAGATCCTAATTCACGTTTAAGACAAGCGAGAAAAAGGTGGAAGTGTTGAGCAAACAAGTCACGATAGCTCTTGCAACAGCCTTTATCATAGGTGTTGGTGGTGTTGGCTATAGTTGGGCCGATTGGGTTACAAAAACCCTTATTGCAGTAGACAAAAGAACAGAGGTTATGGCCTCTCAAATTAGCTTTATTAAAGAACATATGGAGAGAAATTATGGCAATGTCGAGGGCGCAAATGAGCGAACAAGTATCCAAGCCACCTTTAAAGAATAAAACGCCAAAAGGCTTAACTTATTATAGAAAAGGTGGAAAAGCTTCTTCTAAATCAAAAGGTAGTAAGATTTGTCCAGAGGGTAAGGCATGGGCAAAACGTACTTTTGATACCTATCCTTCAGCGTATGCAAACATGGCGGCATCTAAATACTGCAAAGACTCCAACTACGCTAAAGGTGCTAAAGGAAAGAAGAAAAAGTAATGGGTGCTCTTAAAAAATGGAGAGATCAGCAATGGGTGAGGATAGGAACCGATGGTAGTATCAAAGGTCCGTGTGGCACTTCAAAAGATAAAAAGAACCCTGATAGGTGTCTTCCAAAGAATAAAGCAAATAGTCTTTCAAAGGAAGAAAGAGCATCCACTGCCCGAAAAAAGAAAAGTGCAGGTAAAAAAGGCAAAACAGTCGTTAAAAACACCAAAGCCGCAGAAGTCAAATTTGCAAAAAAAGGCGGCGAAATCAAACAAACAAAAGCCAAAAGGCCGTTCAAAGGGAAGGCCAAAAAAGGCACAGCCGTAGCAAGAGGATGCGGTGCAATTATGAAGAATCGACGTAAGCGCACAAAAGGTGCGGTTAAACAATCCTGAAAGGAGAATTATTATGGCGATGAAAAAGAAAGGCTACCGTAGCGGTGGTAAAGTAAAAAGAATGAACAAGGGTGGTGCCGCAGGCGGCAAGAAGCCCAAGAGAATGATGAAGGGTGGAGCCGCAGGTGGTAAAAAGCCTATGATGATGAAAAAGGGTGGCGCAACTGGCGGTAAAAAATCACTTGCTGCTGCAAAAGCAGTGCTCCCTACAGGATATAAGATAGTTAAAAAATAAATATGCCATATTTACATAGTAACGTACCTTATTTTAAGGCATGGGTTCGTCGTGAATATACTCATAACCATGAGGATTATCACGGCGAATTTCTACATGCTATGGTTGTTGGTGTTACGTCAATGCCAAACAGGTGTCTTAGCTTTCAGGTTATCTTCACTGGTAGTGAAGCTGAAGGTGAAGAAGAGGACACAGTACATGGTGGAGCAATGTGGGCTAGAATG